ATACCATAAAGAAGGAGGTAATAGTTAATACAATCAAATATGGAAGCTTCCCATAATTCCTTTGATGTATTCTCACCTTGTGAAAGCTTGGTTATGTACTTGTTAACAGCAGTGACGTGTTTACCTAACATCCCACGAAGTGCTTCCTCTGGTAAGATTTCTTGGTCTTTAGCTGTTGTATTAAAGTTCTCAAACCTGTCATCATCAGAAGCATATATATTTCCTTTCTCTTCCAGTATCGTTGCACATCTCTCAAATACCTCGTCTACTACTTCATCAAATTCGTCTTTATTCATTTCTCTTCTCCTTCCTCATTAGTTATGATTCTACTTACGAAGGCATCCTTATATTCTTTAGATAAATCATATCCTATAGGATGCATCTTCTTATTATGAGCAGCACGTAAAGTATTGCCACTCCCTGCGAATGGTACTACCACTCGTGACCCCTCCCAAGCGAAAACACTTAAGAGTTCTTCTATCAACTCTACTGGTCGTTCAGTAGGGTGGATTTTATGTGCTGGAAATACAGGGGAAAATTCGAAGATGTTACTTCTCCCACGCTTATCTAAATTGATTTTAGCATCACCCTTACGGGCGTAATAGAACATTTCAAAATTATTACCGAGGTAAACTTCAGGGTGACGAGTTTGACCATTAGGTTTAGTCCATATTCCACACAACCTTCTGGTTTTAAACCCTTCGTTAACTAACATATGATACATAATGTCGAACCATGGGTCAGGAGCGAACCATAAGATTAACCATGAGTGGTCATTCATTATACGATAGGATTCACTTAGAGTTTTCTGCATAAATTCTAAATAGTCAGCGTTATCTACTTCGTTATATGCATCACCATAGTTTATTATATAGTTATTCTTATCTTTCTTTCCTGGCAAGTCAATTGAATAAGGTGGGTCTATCTCTACTAAATCTATACTATTATCAGGAATACTTTTTACCTTTTCAAAAAAATCTCCAACGATATAAGAATCAATTAGTTTCTTTGGGGTTTTACCAAGGAGTTTACCTGCCTTATCTGCTAAGTCACTCCGCACGATTTTCTCCTCAAACTTATTAAACATCTTTGCCGCATCACTTTTATTCTTACACTTATTCCACTGTAAGTCAGGGAAGCTCTCCATTGCGTTAGCTAACTTGATATCCTGTACTACCGATGCGTGAGATTTATCTAATAATTTAGCTGTGTTACGTAGTGAGTGACCAGATGCGTTAGGTGAGGTGGAAATTTTCTCACCATGTAATGCTACTTGAATGTTATGTATCTCACGTTTCAAGTTACATTCTTCAATAAAGGTTAGGTCCTTACGCCTGACATTTTCTTCGAGTTCGATAGAACGTAATTGAAGGTCATTTAATTCATCTTCATAAATCCTCACAGGTACTTCCTTTATTCCAGCAAGTGTAGCTGCTTGATACCTACGTCCGCCCGCAAGAAGTAAATAAAGTTCACCTTCATTCTCACCATTCTTAATCGACACAGCAAGAGGTTGGATTATCCCATACTGTTTTATTGAATCTACTAAATGGTCTAACTCTCCATAATCAGTTCTAAATCTTTCTTTAGTCCAGATGCTTTTAATATCTACTATCCCAACTTTCATTTAACTTTCCTCCTCAAGAGCTTTAATAAGAGCATCAACATCACTTTCACTTAACTTAGATACCAAAGCATCTATACTCATGGTAGTTGGTTTCTTACCACTTACTTTCTTAGTTACCTTTTTTACTTTGGGAATTCTCCTCTTTCTACGGAGTTCCTTTATGAAATCTATACAATCATCTATGGAGAGTTCCAAAACTGATACGGCGAGATTAGCTATCGTTGCCATCCTTAATCCCTCCCTTCCTTAAGTAACCAGGTAACTCAGAAGGTAATACAGTAGGTTCTATTTCAATAATATCTAATGGGATACCAGGGTCTAAATAAAGAGCACCAGAAATTTTAGTTGTAATGTTACCTATAATAAACCGCAACTTTTTACCTTGATGAGTTTCATCATATTTAGCTATCATTTCGGTATTACCTCCTTTACATGGTCTAAATCCCTAATAGTTAACCGACGAGTTAAAATGGCGGCTATTATGATAGGGCCGTGCTTTTCGAGAAGGGTAATTACGTCCTCGATTATCGTACGAAATAGTTCGTTCTTTGCTCCCCAAGGGATTAACTTACTCAACGCATAAGCTTGTTCCTCAGTAATCTCAATAGAGAGTCTAGGTCTGTGTTCCCTAACTTCACCAGCCATTTTAATTCTCCTTTGGTTATAAATTTACCATAGAATGTGAAGGATAAGATAGTACCCTTCACTACAATATGTCAACGTTATAGTTAATAAATGGATTGCTATCTCAACCCCCTTAATCATTTAGCTTTGATAAAACGTTTGATGAAGTTCTGCTCACCATACTCTTCATCTTCACTCACACCAAGAATAGCCCATGCCTGACGCCCTATACAATCATCCAGGTCTATCTTTTTTCCTGTGTTAATATCAAAGGCCTCAAAGAAGGCCTTCAATCCCCACTTGGCATTGTTGACTTGTTTCTCCGTCATACTATCACACGGAAGTGGAAGGTACTTGGAGAAGTCCTTAGCAGCAGGTTCACTTGGAATATCGAAGCGTGGGAAAATAAAGGGATTACCAGCTTTGTTAATCCTCTGTTCGATTGACACGATTCTCAACTGATACTCGGCATCACCACTTACTGCTTTAGGTTCAATTGCGTCTTTAACATCTATGTCCAAAAAACCCATTCTTAAATCCTCCTTCTAATTTAGTTAAACTATGTTTAGTTACTTACCTTTTACTTCTTCTCTTTTTTAACCTCCTTTCCATTTATTATATCGTCTATTATATCATCTGAATCAATACTACTCATTTTATTGAGAAGGTTAGTTGATTCCTCTTTCGTTAAATTCATGTGAATTAATGCCCCTGAATCTAACATCACCTTTACATGTCCGATATTATCTACCACTTTGATATTGATAGATGTTACTTTATCTAAGTTAATTAGGTCTGTTATGTTACCCTGTTTGTTACTCCGTTGGTACATCATTCTTCATTTCCTCCTTCTTCAAATAGTGATGGTTTATCGTTAGTATCACGACCTGTTTTTCTTAATATAGCCTTAATATCTGGAACTTCATACGTCTCAAGTTCGCCCATCTTGGCAAGTCTACTTTTTGCCTGATAAAGACCAGTTTTTTGAGTAAGTAATTGGTATTCAATTCCCTTACTAGTTTCTTTAGTCATGGCGACGTACATTTCGTCGAATAATAATGGGACTCTTCTTACTAACTTACCAGTAATCATCAAGGAAATAAACATTTTACCTGTGGCGTCATCCTTATCAGAACTATCATGTCCCAACAGTATGCAATCACATGGTAATGAGATTATATCTCGTATAGCATTTTCAATTACTGTCATCTGAGGTAGCCAATCATTTTGGAAAGGTTGACCACCACCTCTTCCTGCTTTCTTAATAATTTCATACATAATATCTTGAGCCCATGTTGTCATAGAGTCAATAACATAAGTACCGATGTGGTCAAAGTATCCCATCTTCTTTCTTCGATGAAACTCATCGTCCCATAGTTTAGCAGCTTGAGGGTGCGCAGGTTCCTCAGTTTCAAAGCGGGAGTCGACTACTATATTCCCACGACTCATTTCATCTAGGTATTTTACATCGTTTAGAATCGCCTCACCTTGAAGTACCTTACTTCCACCAGGGTCAAAGGAATCTACATGGAGAGGTAATCGACACGTTCTTAAAAGTGACGTCTTACCAGAGCCAGTACCCCCATAAATTATAGCATTGAAACTATTACTACGTGGGTCGTCATCGTACATTTTCTTTAGTTTCTCCGCTTCTATCTTTATATCCATTTTACTCATTTATTCCTCCCTGCTGATTTCGTATCTACTACATCAATAGTAATTTCATCTAAACCATCTGAGTATTCACGATTAACATAGACGTTAGTAATAGGGAATTTATCATCCTTACATATGTACCTACGTGACCCCTTAAGTTCCTTTTCTACTACAAATAATGCTTCCATTTTTACTTCCTCCTTTTTAAGTTATTGTTTATTTACTAAATATTGGTCAAGTAATATTTGGGTTAATTGTAAAATGCGACTTTTAAGTTCCTTATCATCTTTTGAAGTGCTGTAAGTTGAATCATAAGTTAATGCTTCCTTTCTCCACTTTCTAAGTGTTCTCTCACTTATCATCATTACCTCCTTCCTCTTCCTCATTATCATAATCTGTTGGGTTAGTTTCACCCATGTAAATACGAAATGCTACATCGTCTTGTTTCTCTGTATATTCGGGACAAGTAGTATTACCCATCTTATTCTCCTTTTATTCAACCATCTTACCATCTTCCATCTTATGTTTGGCAGGTCTATCCATAGGATTCCAAAACTCTATTTTCATCCCCATTGGAACTTCGTCTATGTGTTGTAAGGGATTCGCCCACGCTGTACAGAAGTCATGGTAAGGGCAGCCGAAATACTTACTACAGTTAGTTGGGTTCATGGGGAAGGCCATCATCAAGGGGTCACTTTCCTTACACGTCTCAAGACGTTGAAAGTCCCACTGGATTGAGTCTAACCAGTAAAGAGTATTCCACATCCATAGTTGCATACTCTCACGCGTTTTCTTTACAGGTACACGTTCCATAGAGAATTTGGTTTTGAGGAAACCTACACCGTTAATTCTTACACCATAAACTTCACTCTCAGGGTATAAACAATATAGTACGTGAGTGTAAGTACCTACTTGAATACTTAAAGGCCACTGTTGCATCCACGCACGACTTATAGATGAACCGGCAGTTTTATGTTCCAAGGAGAAGTAACCCTGACTACCTTTACATATAGCATCCTGACGAAAATGTAATACCCTATCTTCTGTAAGAGGGACGCTCCCTGCTACCTCGGTATAAAGTACATCAAAATCTCCGAGGTCATTGTGATACTTCTGTGCGTATTCTATCAACGCATGAAGAGCACGTTCGGGAGTCTTGGCACCAAATAACTCGTCAGTTGATTCTGGGAATACATTACGATAATATTCCAAGAATAAATCATAAGCACCTAAGATACTATTTTGGTCATATCCGTTAAGTAGGAGATGTTCCATAGCTTCGTGCCACGCACTTCCAAAGACGAGATGGTTGTTAGGTGAATCACTTTGCCACCCCAGTACGTAATTATAGAAGTATTTCCTTGGACACTCTAAATAACATTGAGTCTTACTTGCATCCTGAATGTCCCACGTTTTATCCCTTGGTATTATCATTCTTTATCCTCCTTATATTCACCAGTAGGTTTAAATGTTGTTCCAGGTCCTTTATCCCAATCCATTCTACCTTCATGACCAGGGCAGTAATTTAGAGGGTATGGACTTGTACCTCCATGATGTGAACCGAAGGTACAACCACAGTTTCCACATATCTCATTTAAATAATCAGTAGTTGGTCTCATTCTTATTCCCCTTTCATCAGTTCGTCTAACATTAAAGTACGTTCTACGTAGTAACTATTTACACCTTTCTCCCTCGAGGTTTTAAATAATAGTAAATTGAGACGTCCGTGTTTTCTGGCGAAAATACTACATGCAATACTACTCATTACACTCAAACCTGTAATTAGAATATAATCCTCTCTAAGAGAACCATTCAACTTCGCTACAAACTTGCGGTATATACTACCAGTTGAATAGCGATTGATTGCTCCCTCAGAGAGGAAAGTTAACTCTCCAAATCTTTCAGCATCACTATGGTCATGTCCTCCTCTATTTACTACATAAACTTTACACATTTAACCTCCCTTCTATGGTTAATAAATTACCATAGGTTATCGCCACCAAGGTACATCTATATTGAAACAATCTATTTCTATTAGAAATGCTAACATAACTGTCCACATTACGGCAAGTAAGAACATTATAAAATCTTTCATATCTTAAGAACTTCAACAAATATAGGGAAACGAGGAACACCTTTACCTGATGTTATATTCTGATATTCCACGTTACAATAATCACCTATTAACGTCTGACGTATTTCCCAATACTCTTCACGTTGAAGTTTAGTAAACCCACTTCCTACGTTAAATAAAGTAGCTTCATCCTCACTTACACATGTAAAGGAACCCAATGTTCCCTTGGGATTACCATTCTTATCCATTTCCTCATTAAATCCCACGATTTTATAGAAGTCACTTTTCTTTGGTTTAAATTTTAGCATATAAACTGAACGCTTGCGTACGTAAGATGCCATGTAATTACGTACTATCATTCCCTCATAATTTTCACTTAGGAATTGGTGATAAACTTCTATCACACTCTCAAACGTCTCGGCAAGTTTATGAGTTACCAATCTGATAGGGCCAAAGCTTCCTAATTTACCAAGTTGAATCGTTCTCATTGCTTGAGGGTCATCGTTAATCAAATCAAAGATGTGGTATTCCATCTTATGAAAATCCTCGTGGAGATTAGTAGTTCTACCAACCCGTGAGTGGATTTCTTCAAATGGAAGTTCGTGGCAATATAGTTCACCATCATACTCGTTATAAGTAGGATAATGAAGTAGTGCCTCGTTTATATGAGGGACAGAGTTAATTATATTACACTCACTACTTAATAAGTGCCATTCCGTCCCGTCATAAATTGCACGGCATCGTTCTCCGTCAAGTTTAGGTTGGATTATGTAAGGAGGTTTCCACTTATTTAAACGTTTCTCTTCAAATGGGTAGCACAACTGAATATTACTTCTCATG